AAAAACAAACAATGTGAATCTTGGCATGAATATTGTGATCAAGAAATGGAACGCTGCACTGGGTACATTTGTTCAACAGGCGTGTCCAGTGTATCCCAATGAAACAACTTGTTTGTATAATCTAGATCCCACAGGCGGCGGCCAAAATATTCCAGCTGGCGCACTGTTCTGTTATAGTGATGTTTATAACGATGGTACTAGTACAGCTGAAATTCTTGAAAGACTGGTTGCGGGCGACACAGTAGTTACTGGTAATACCAACACGCCTGGACCGTTTGTTGTTGGAAATACTTTTGTGTTGCGTTATACCACCGCAGGATCTTTGACTCGGACTCCATTAACAGTTACAATGCAAGGTACTACTGCTGTGGATTTTGTCACAGCAGTGAGTGCAGCCGGTGTTCCTGATTATGTTCAATGCTCAATCAACAGCGCCGGTGCCATTGTGTTTACTCACACACAAGGTGGAACTATAAGTCTTACACCTGGCAATGCTGGAATGGTACCAATTAATTCAGCTGGTTTTTATGATTCTGTTGTGGGTTGCCGACCATACAGCGGCGATTCATCACTAGGTTTGACTTTGAGCAACTGGGTGAATGCACCTTCATTCACATACACAGCCAGCGCCGACGCACCTGATCGAAATCCCGACGATGGTAGACTGTGGTACTATTCTGCTGTGGATCAAGTGGATATCCTGATCCAGGACAATGGTTCTTGGCAAGGTTATCAAAATGTAAGCAACGATGTTCGTGGTTACGACTTGACTGTGACCAATGCCACAGGCCCAATTATTTCTGCCACACCTCCCTTGACACAAAATGATGCCAGTGAGTCTCCCTTGGTTTACGGTGACTTGTGGATTGACACCAGCGATTTAGAAAATTATCCTGTTATTAGCCGTTGGCAAGCCATAGATGGCGTGGATCAGTGGGTTCCTGTCAGCAATGCTGATCAAACCACAGAAAATGGTGTGTTGTTTGCGGATGCTCGTTGGGCACCCAATGGTGACACAGATCCTGTGGTAGATCCATTCCCTACTATCCAAAGTCTCTTGACCAGCGACTACTTGGATTTGGATGCTCCTAATCCTGACCTGTATCCACAGGGCATGTTGTTGTTCAACACACGCCGGTCGGGTTACAATGTCAAGAGCTTCCAGGTCAACTACTTTAACGGCACTACCTATCCTGATGATGTGTTGCCCACAGAAACCAGCACCTGGGTCACAGCTTCGGGTCTCAAGAACGATGGCAGTCCTTACATGGGTCGTCAAGCTCAGCGTGCCATGGTTGTGGCTGCACTGAAGTCCGGCATCGACACCAGCACCGACATCCGTGAAGAACAGCGTCAGTTCAACTTGTTGGCTTGCCCTGGCTATCCTGAACTCATGCCCAACATGATTGCACTCAACAACGAGCGCAAGAACACAGCATTTGTAATTGGTGACACACCCTTGCGTTTGAGCCCACAAGACTTGTTGACCTGGGCCAGCAACAACAACGGTCTGGGACTCAACACCGGCGACGGTCTGGTTGCTGCCAGCACCTACATGGGCGTGTTCTACCCCAGCTGCCAGACCACAGACTTGACTGGTAGTCCAGTGGTACAACCCCCAAGTCACATGATGATCAGAACTATCATCCGCAGTGACGAAGTCAGCTTCCCTTGGTTGGCACCAGCTGGCACACGCCGTGGTGTGATTGACAACGCGGTACAGATTGGTTATGTTGATGGCGCAACTGGCGAATTCCAGAGCCTGGGTGTAAACCAAGGTCTGCGTGATGTCATGTATGACAATGCCATCAACCCACTCACATTTATTCCTGGCGTGGGCATCACCAACTTTGGTAACAAAACAGTGACTTCTGTGGCCAGCGCCATGGATCGTATCAATGTGGCACGCTTGGTGGCATTTATCCGTGGTCGACTGGAAGTGGTTGGCAAGCAGTACTTGTTTGAACCCAATGATCAGATCACACGCAACCAGATCAAGAACTCCATTGACGGACTCATGCAAGACCTGGTGGCCAAGCGTGGTCTTTACGACTACTTGGTGGTGTGTGACTTGACCAACAACACACCTGCCAGAATTGACCGCAACGAATTGTGGGTGGATATTGCTATCGAGCCTGTGAAGGCTGTTGAATTTATCTACATTCCAGTGCGTATCAAGAACACAGGAGAGATTGCTGCTGGGGGTTAAAGCCCGGCAGTGACCACCAAGCTCACACATGATAAATAACAGTACACAGGAGAGAACATAATGTCCAGCGCATCACTCAATAGAATGTCAGTATTTGGCTCGGGTAATCCAGCCAACACGGGCTTGCTCATGCCCAAGATGAAGTATCGATTCCGCGTGAGCTTCACCAACTTTGGCCCCTCGGGCGGTGATGTGGTTCAGCTCACACAACAGGTCATGGACTTTAATCGTCCCACAGTGAACTTTGAAGAAGTTCCAATAGAGATCTACAACAGCAAGGTCAAACTGGCTGGCAAGCACTCCTGGGACGATGTCACCTGCAATCTGCGTGATGACGCCACAGGTGCTGTGGCCAACTTGGTGGGTCAACAGTTGCAGAAACAAATGGACTTTTTGGAAATGGCTTCGGCTGCTGCCGGCATCAACTACAAGTTCACCACAATATTCCAGGTCTTGGACGGTGGCAACGGTGCTGCTGCTCCACAAATTTTGGAAACCTGGGAACTGTATGGTTGCTACCTGAAGTCAGTAAACTATGGTGATGCCAGCTATGCCACCAGCGAGCCAATGACCATTGCTCTCACCATTGCCTATGACAATGCAGCACAGAGCGAAATGTCGGAATCAGCTGACACAGCCACCGGCATTGGTGGTGTGTTGGGCAGAGCAGTGGGCAGCATAGCTACCGGCGCTGGCTCACAGTAACAGCTGGCTGACACCAGCTGCATAGCCAATGTCAGGCACATTTGGTCAAGATTTCTTGCAAGGTTTCACAGGCCCCAATGGCCTGAGAGACTACACTCACGCTTCCAAGACTTTTACCTCCAATGGATACGAACTTGCGCCCAGGCTCAAGTTCCTGTTCCATACTTTTTTCAATCTCAACTTGTCAGGTGTGCCAGCTCTGCAGTCCACTTTTGGCAACGGTGACATAGCCTCCATTGGCCTGGCAGTGAAAACTGTGGACCTGCCCAGTTATCAAATTTCCACAGAAGTGATGAATCAGTACAATCGCAAGCGAGTGATACAGACCAAGATCGAGTACCAGCCGGTGAAAATCACCTTTCACGACGACGGCGGAGACTTGATTCGCAACATGTGGTACACCTACTACAGCTACTACTACAAAGATCCGGCGCAAAAATACGAAGGTGTGGCCAACACCAATGGCACCAGTGGCAATCTGCAGACCACACCTGCTGGATTTGGCTACAACACCAGTGACATCTATGCTGGTGATCGACCAGTGGCTGACTGGGGTTACATTGGCGAAAGTGCTGCTGATGGCACACCGGCCAACGGAACGGGCATCAACACTTCAGGTAAACCGCCCTATTTCAACGACATCAAGATCTATGGACTAAATCAGCACAAGTTTGCGGCCTATGTGTTGATCAACCCCATGATCACCGACTGGTCATCCGAACCCTATGACTACAGTTCGGGCAACGGCACCATGTCTCACACCATGACCATTCGCTATGAAACTGTGAAATACTATTCGGGTGCTATTGGCAAGTCAAGGCCTGATACCAATGTGGCCGGGTTTGCTGATCCCAATCGTTATGATCAAACTCTCAGTCCCTTGGCTCGTCCGGGCAGTCAAGCCACTGTGCTGGGGCAGGGTGGATTGTTGGATGCTGGCGTGGGCATCTATGAAGATCTTGAAGCTATTGCAAGTGGTCGCGGCGGATTCCAGAATGTGATAGGTGCGGTACAGAAATCTCTCAATGTACAGAACACACTGAAGAAAACACCGCTAGGCGACATTGTGAGACGAGATGCCGATATAGTGAAGAATCAAGTGCTGCAAGCACAGTTACCAGGCGCGGTTCGTCAAGCTGTGAACACCGGCAACGGTATCATCTTCCCCAAAGCTCCCAAGATTTAAAATATGGCATCAGTAAACTACACCAATCGTCAACTGGATCAAACTGTGAGAATTTTTGATGAATTCTACAGTTTTTCCTATTCAGTGGATGCAGCCGAGTGGGACATTGTCAACAGCTACTTTGCCAGTATCTACGCCACTCGTGAAGCTGCTGGCAACTTTTCTGTGACCCTGTTTAGAATTGCTGCTCAAAGCGGATTGCCTGTACTGGATCTGCTGGCACAACTGCAGTCAGTAGATGGTGCCGAACTCAACTTGACCTTGACCTACTATGTCAACAGCATTCGCAGTTCATCCACCTTGTTGGGCATTGCTTCGCCCACGCAGCCCAATTTTTATGTGGCCAGAAATGTGAGATCATGACCAAGTTTGCCCAGGGCGTGTACACAGTCAAGAACACAGACAAGTATGTGGGCCGTGGGGAACCCAGGTACCGTAGTTCATGGGAGCTGGCCTTCATGGTGTTTTGTGACAACAATCAGCACATTCAGCAGTGGGCCAGTGAAAGCATACGCATACCCTATGTGAATCCCGTCACGGGCAAAGGCAGTATCTATGTGCCGGATTTTTTCATCACCTATCAAGACAAAGCCGGTACCACTCATGCCGAAGTGATCGAAATCAAGCCCAAAAAACAAAGTTTAATTGAAAGCAAGGCATCATCGCGTGACCGTGCCGTGGTAGCAGTGAACTACGCCAAATGGTCGGCGGCGACTAAATTCTGCCAACGAGCCGGCCTGGGTTTTAGAGTGGTTACTGAAGAAGATATCTTTCACCAAGGCGGCAAGAGATAAACCTGACCATTTGGTACCGATAAATAAGGTATGCGAAAACTCGAAGAACTTTTTGATCTGCCCACCGGTGATGAAGCGCCACCCATGGATGTGCCACTCACTGTGACTGAAACACAAACAGCACTGGAAGAAATCAATCATGTGGTGGACAAGATTGAAGCTGCCCTGCCCACAGTTCGTGGCCTGGACACTGGCGACGAAGAACTGGACGAGCTGGCCCGCCTGGCTGTGGACAGCTATCGTGATCTCACCGATCTAGGCATGAATATAGACAGTCGCTATGCATCCGAAATATTTGCTGTGGCTGGAACCATGCTGGGTCATGCGCTCACAGCCAAAACAGCCAAGCTGAACAAAAAATTAAAAATGATAGATTTGCAGTTGAAAAAAGCTCGCATGGACCAGGATCGCGGTGAGGATGAACCCGCTGCCCAGGGTCAAGGTCAAGTGCTGAGCCGCAATGATCTGCTGGAACGCATTCTAGGCAATCGGTCACAAAACCACAAAACTGAATAAATATGTAGAGGAATATACCAATGAAATTATTCAAAGAATACCTGGCAGAATCAGAAAAAACCTACTTGTATCGCATACGCATGGTGGGTGATGTACCTGCAGATTTTGTCAGCCGGCTCAAACAGCGTCTGGATCAGTTTGATCCTGTTCGCCTGGGCAACATCAAGTCAACGCCGGTACAGGCCCAGCCCGCTGGATTTGCCAAGTTCTCCAATGAATCAGTTTCCAGCTTTGATCTAGAACTGCGCTACCCAGCCATCGAGCCCCAGATTCAACAGTTGGCCAATTTGTTGGGCATGGATCCCAATCGCATTCAATTGGTAACTCAATCGCATGATGACAGTCTCGCTCAAGAAGCTGCCCGTGTGGCTGCACAAAATAAAGACCTGTTGAAAGACACAGACTTTCCTGCTCCTGATGCTGAACAAAAAGCCCTGAGCCGGGATTACTCAGCTGAACCCCACGATCATGTGGTGTTGAAAAATGCCTATCGCAGTGACTTCACAGTGGCTGGTGGTCGGACACCTGCTGCCAAGACCACAAATGATTTGCCACAGGGTGTGAAAAGCCCCATGAGCACAATCAAGCGTCCCCCCAAGCCGCCTACTGGCGCACATCCCCGAGGATAATATAACATGACCTTTTTTTACGATCTCTTTAAAAGACTTGACGCAGTTGAAAACCGCGCCGAACCCACTCAGCTCACCGAGCGTGACATGGGCAAGCACAACAATGCCACTACAGGATTCAAAGCATTAGCTAAAAAAACCAACAGCAAAATTGCTGGCGCACAGTTTCAGAAGATGAAAAAAGCTGGCCAGCTGGAAGAAGAAAGCATGGCTAGATACATTGTGACTTATACTGATAATAAAAAGTCAGACCAAAAACGCACTACTGAAGTTAAAGCAACCAGTGTTGCTGGTGCAAAAAGTGCTTTTGCAGATTGGAACGACTCCAATCGTTTTACTTTTGTAAGTGCCAAAGCCAAGATTGACGAAAGTGGCATGGAAGAAGGCTCCGGAGTCATGCACTTCAAAGCACAACAGGCCAAAGCTGATGGCCAAGACAGTTTCAAATTGGGCAACGAAACATTTCCAGTTCAAGAAGAAGGTGGTATGCCAATGACACCCAAGCAAAAGTCATTTGCTAAACTAGCACCACCTGCAGACAAAATCACTTTTGCCGACAAGATTGCCGGTGCCAAAAAAGAAGTGGACGAAATGCTGGGCGATGTGGCTGCTGAAGCTATGAAAGCTGCCTTGGGCGGCCACGGTGAACCAGTTGAAGAAAACTGGGATGACATGTTGAAAGATGTCGAGCGTAGAGCTGGCATGGCAAAAAAGGGCGATACCCAACACGGCGCCAAGCATGATATCAAGCACACCTCAACTGGTCGCATGGTAACACGCAGAGTGGATCCTGAAGGTATGTCAGTGGGTGCCGACGGTGATGCTGCATCTTCAGATGGCCCGCGTGGTCGCGGTCGACCCAAGGGCACTGGCAAAAGTACAGGCGCCAAAGGCCCCAGTGGCAACAGCAAGCTCATGAATCCCGAGGAGATCGAAGAAGCAATTGCAGCCCTGGAAGAATGTGGCTACACTGTGACTCCTTTGGAAGAAAAAGCTGTGAGCAAAAAGCAACAAAAGTTCATGGGCATGGTACATGCTGCTCAAAAGGGTGAAAAGCCTGCGTCAAAAGAAGTTGCCAAAACATCCCGGTCAATGAGCAAGAAAGACGCAGAAGATTTTGCCAGTACCAAGCATGAAGGCTTGCCTGAGAAAAAGAAATCCGAAGGCAAGAAAAAATCAAAGGATGTGGAGGAATCTGGTACCACAGCAGGCTCAGTGGCCACCAGTTCAGAAGCTGCCAACAGCAAGCCAGAGGGCAAGAAAAAGTCCAGTGGCTCCTCTGTGGTGGGCAAGGGCATTTACGACAGCCTGAACCGTGAACTGGAAAGCATGATTTCCGAAAGCATGAACATCAATGTGTCCATGAGCACTGATCCACATGGCGGCCCTCAAAAAAGCGTCACAGTCACAGCCACTGACGACGATGCAGCAGAATTGGCCATGATGTTGAGCCGTGCAGGTGTAAACATGGGTGCTGATACCGGTGCACATGCTTGTGCTGCCTGTGGTCAAGCACCTTGTGGTTGTGCCGAAGTTGTGGACGAAAACGCAGCTGACTGGCCCACTCAGCCTGAATACCAGGACATGAAACTGTCAACTGATCCCATCAGCAATGATTTGAATCGCAACAAGAGCACGGGTCAAACGGTGTATGCTCCGCCAAATCTTCAAGAACCGCGTCAAGGTGTTATGAAAGAAGATCAAGACGACGAGTGCCCGGTGCATGGATACTATGCATTGCCCAACCAAGAAGACGAGTCCGGTTGCACTTGCGACTCCGGAGATCAAGTGGACGAAGTTGGTCTGAGTCGACTGTCTGAACTGGCTGGCTTGGGCAAAGGCATGTACAAGGACGACATGAATGAGCAAATCATGGCGGAAGACCTACAGGCCGATGACGGCGAACACTATGACAGTTTTGATGATTTTATTGGCAAGTTTGACGCAGATTCTTTTGACAATGTAGAAGAGCACTCAGCAGGCCAGGAAATTCGTGGTTACATCAATGGCAAGTGCGTGATGTCCTGGGAATTTGATGATGAAAGCATGACCAGTGGATATGGCAACTACGACATGACCATGCTGGAAACAGTTGGCATCATGGGAAGAACTTCTCTATACAAAGATATGATGCGCTATCCAAAAGGACACAGTCCAGAAGGTCAAGCGCACAGAGACGCTACTGCAAAAATGGCTAAACAAGTAAGAGCAGCTGGCAAAGAAATTAGACGTGGTGGCACCACTAACGTATCCGAGCCTAACCAATGGGGACATGCTGACCAAGCTGTCATGAAATACAACAGATCAGAATTGGACGAAGCAGACATGGACGAAGCAGACTCATTGCAGGCTAGAACAGGTATCAACAGTGTCAATAAATTTGCTCGCCCTGGCCAAACCGATTATAGTGAAATTCCTGCTGGCAATCATCCCCGTAGCAAACACAAATATTCGGACGAGTATCGCAGCAGTCAACCTGATCGTCTCAAACACAGTATCAAAGCATCCTTGGGCAAACACGCTGAACCCAACTTGCCCGAAAGCATGGCTTCCATGCTGGGCCGTCTTGATGAGTTGGCAGAGGCAGACCTGGCAGAAGGCACAGACCAAGCTGTGAAAAAATCAGCTGCTGAGTGGTTGAGAGATCCACGACTGGAAACACAAGTCAATTCGTTGACCGTTGACGGTATTCGCATGGACAACCCAGCCAAGGGACTCAAATCCCTTGACAATTATCCCAGAAGCTACGACACAACTCAAGCAAGCAACCCCATGTACTTCAAAGAGTTCTTGGCGGCTGTTGCAAAACAGATTCCCGATGCACCAGTATCTGCTGCTATGTCCGCAGTGAGACCCCAACCAGCTATGGCAGAAGGCGCTGGCCAACCCGAGAAAAAATCAGCTGCTGAGTGGTTGAGAGATCCACGACTGGAAACACAAGTTACCTCATTGCAAGCCACTGGTCTTGCTTTAAACAATCCGGCCAAGGGATTCAAGTCATTTGACGACTATCGTGGTCCAGACATGAGTCAAGCCAGCAACCCCATGTACTTCCGAGATTTCTTGAATGCTTTTTCTCGAGTGCCAGGCGCAATGGTAACTGCTTTTATGTCTGCTGTGGCACCACAGCCGGCTATGGCAGAAGCCAAGGACGACTCTAAGACTAAACTTGGTGCGCTGTTTGATGAGATCGCCGGATACGACGACGAGGGTTTCGAAATGCTTGATGCATGCCCTGTATGGAGTCAAATGTTTGATCAAACTGGTGGTGATGTAGATAAAATCTTGGCTACAGCGACTCCAAAAAAACTAGCAATAATGATCCAAGAACTAGAAGATGTAGTTGACGGATTGAACGGTGGTATGTTTGAGGATCAAAGTGGTCCTGGTATTCAAGCCAAGTATCTGGGCGGTGAACAATTCAAAGTTATGGTCAATGGAGAAACATACCAGCTGACTGCAACAGCCCTGGAATACCAGTTACAGCCCGGGGTCAAAGATGCAACTGACGCAGTTGACTCCAAGGGCATGATAACACCTGACAAGATGCACATGTATTACTTTGTGCTGGCTGCGTGGAAGATAGTCAATGTCAACACCAGAAAGAAACCAAATAGAAGCACAGAAACTGCCATAGTAAATTACATCGATCAAAATCATGAGGATGATCTGAAGCAAGTGGCTCAATATCAGCAAGATTGGGGAGACAATGTCGAAGAAGGCAATGAATTCACAGGTGCTTTAGCTGATGCAAAAGCAAAACATAAAGATGAATTTGAAGTCGATGGTAAAAAATATTCTGTTCAAGAATGCTATGATGGTTCAATGAGTCCAATGTCAGGTGCAACACAAGAGGAAAGCAATCTATCTGTTAGCACTAACATGGGAACTAATAGTCCATTAAACGTGTCAGTAACTGCCACTGGTGGTGCAGCTCGTGAATTGATGCAAATGTTGCGTTTGGCTGGTTTAGGCTCTTCAGAGGAAATGTCCGACACAACAGAACCAGAAGTCGTTATTGGTGCACAGGAAATGGAAGAAGACTATGCTAATGCTCCTGATGAAAAATATAGTACAGTTAATAAACAAATGAACCCTGGTAATGATTTGAATCGTCCTAAGGGCACATACCCTAAAGTTGCAGGCGGTGACAATCCAATGGCTATGCGTGAAGCAGAGGAATTAGCTGCTTTGGAAAAACAATTGTTTGAAGAATTGTCGGCTATTAAGATTATCAAAAAATAATGAAAACTCTAATGGAGTATATTCAGGAATTGGAGCAACATGCTCCAATTTCTGTTTCTGATCAAGATGTTGAAGAAAATCTTGACATTGATTTTAACGATGATGACGAAACAGTCTTGAAAGATCTAGAAAGATTAAAAAATCAAGCCGGCATTACTTCAGCAACAAAACATGCTTCTGCTAAACTTATTGGTGATTTGAAATGAAAATTAGAGAATTGTTGGAAGCAATAGAAAAAACCGGCAAACTGGAAAAATCTGCCAAAGCAGCTATGCCAGGCGCCGAAAGCTGGCCAGATCTTAATCAAAATAATAGCGCATATCTACAATATCGCTATGGTATTGCCTGTGCCGGCAGTCCAGATAACATTGATATGACCATGTTTACTGCAACACATCAAGACTTGGTAACAATTGGCTATACCCAGGCAGATCACGCAATCCTAGACGCAGCAGCAAAAGCACTGGGTGTGAGTCCAAAACGTCTCACTGATCCAAGTAGTGCAGAAACTCCCGACATTAATAAAGCTAGCCCAGTTGCGGCTAAGAAAAAAAACAAGTACGGCGTTTAATTGACTTATGAAGCAATATAAATTCATAAGTCAAGACTTCACAGGAATAAATCCAGAAATAGATGACGCTGTATTGTCCCCAGAAGATCCCATCAATGACATTAAAAGACTTGCTGGCATCACTGCTGAAAGTTTATTAAAGCCAGTTGCAGAATCTGATGAAATGACTGCTAATGATCACGCATTGAGTCCAGTCGGTAGTAATATTAGTATTACTGGTATGGAAAAGCAGCGTTTAGAAAAAGAACATAATATCAAACCAGGTACAGATGCTTGGTTTAAGTTGTGGTTCTCAAAGCCATTTCTCACCGGCGAGAAGCCAATCAAGCGTTAATCGCTTGTTCACTCAATCCTAAATATTTGTACCAACCCTCATGGTGTATTCTCACAGGGGTGTTTTTCCACTGTGAAATTAAACTATAATAATCTGGCTTGAAGGGTGTACGTAAAGGCTTTTGTAATTTGCTACCCTTTTTATAATTGCATGGTTTGCAGGCAGAAACAATGTTTTCAAAATTAGTTTTACCACCAGCACTTTTTGGTATTACATGATCCAATGTCAGATCCTTTGTATCAAATGTGTCTGAACAATATTGACATTGATATAGATCTCTGAGATAGACATTAGACTTACTAAATTTAATATTTCTTTTATAATCAAAATACTCTTTAGTTACACATACACTGGGAATTTCCAATGTAAGATGTTCACTTCTTATTACCTGTCCTGGATAAGTTTCCAATACAGTCACTCTATCTAAAAAGAATAATTTTATGGCATGTTGCCAAGTAACAACAGAAAGTGGGAGAATACTAATAGGATTATGGTCTGCGTTCAGCAATAGCGTTTGGTGCATAAATATATTTACTCCTTAGCAATTAAATCTAAATATATACATGTCTGATGATATCCAATTTGTAAGACCGCCAAATATAACAATACCTCTGACTAGAACTCAAGTCATCGAGTATTCAAAATGTGCTGACCCAATCAATGGTTATCGATATTTCATGGAGAATTATTTCTTCATTCAACATCCCACTAAAGGACAAATAAAATATAAGCCATTTTCCTTTCAAGTTAAATTAATTGAAAATTATCACAATAGACGATTTTCTATTAGCATGCTCTCGAGGCAAACTGGAAAAACAACTTCAGCCGCTGGATATTTGCTTTGGTTTGCTATGTTCAATCCAGACCAAACCATATTAATTGCAGCACACCAATATAGTGGTGCTCAAGAAATTATGCTTAGAATTCGATATGCATATGAAATGTGTCCAATGTGGCTTAAGGCAGGTGCAGAGTCGTATAATCAGGGTAATATTAATTTTGATAATAAAAGTCGAATTGTTGCCCGAGCCACAACAGAAAAAACTGGTCGTGGTATGTCTATCTCTCTTTTGTATTTAGATGAGTTTGCATTTGTTCGACCCACAATTGCTCGTGAATTTTGGACTGCTATTAGCCCAACATTAAGTACTGGTGGTAAATGTATTATTACTAGCACTCCTAACAGTGATGAAGACCAATTTTCTCAACTTTGGAAAGGTGCTAATAAAAGAACAGATGAATTTGGAAATCCAACCACCTTAGGTGTAAATGGGTTTAGTCCATTTATAGCACATTGGAGCGAGCATCCAGATCGGGATGAACAATGGAAAGAAGAAGAAATTGGTCGTATTGGTGAGGAAAGATTTAGACGAGAGCATGAGCTAGAGTTTCTCATCGCCGATGAGACCCTAATTAAATCTATTACATTGAGTGAGTTAGAATCCAAAGAACCAATAGAAAGACATGGACAAGTTCGTTGGTATAAAAAACCAACTAGGGGTAAGACATATGCAATAGCCTTAGATCCCAGTTTGGGTACTGGTGGTGATGCGTCAGCAATTCAAGTCTTAGAGTTGCCAACAATGATGCAAGTTGCAGAATGGCAGCACAATAAGACGCCCATACAGCAACAAGTAAGGTTATTAAAAGACATATGTCAATACATTTATGATTGTATAGGATCAGAAACCAATATCTACTATAGTGTAGAAAACAATACGTTAGGGGAAGCCGCTCTAGTTGCTATTAGTGAAGTAGGTGAAGAAAATATTAAAGGTATATTTTTAACTGAACCAAAAAGCATGGGTGGCCCAGCAAAATTTAGAAAAGGTTTTACTGTTACTCATAGATCCAAATTGGCGGCCTGTTCCAAATTAAAAAATCTAATAGAAACAAAGAGATTAAGTATTTCAAGTAGTAATTTGATAAGTGAACTAAAGACATTTATATCAGTAGCAAATACTTATAAAGCTCGTGTTGGCGAGCGTGATGATTTGGTTATGAGTATGTTATTAGCTGTTAGAATGATGTTAATTATTCAAACGTTTGATCAGGATCTTGACGCCAAAATGCGAGACGGAACTGATGAAGTAATCATGCCCATGCCTTTTATAATGTTTTAGTTTTTAGTATAAATATTGTTATGAAAAAACCTATTGAACAGATCGCCGAAGAACTGTGTGATAAATTGACTAGATTTGAGGACATTACCTTGGGTGATGAATCAGCAGCTGACACAGATGACGAAGAAAAGGCCAGATTTTTTAATTTTACATATCAGGATACCGAATCCGAAGATAAACCAATCATAACAGTTCATCTAAGTGATTCCGGAGATGTTGAAAAAAGAGCATTGAAAGTTCATTATATCACTGATATACTTGACTTGATGAATCTTGACCAGAAAAAACGATGGGTAGATTTTTTAAAAGAATTGAGATATTTCGCCAAAGCTAATTGGTTGAATTTTGATGTTAGAAATTTAACTAAATCCAATTTAAGTTTGCGCGACATTAAAAAATTGACTAAAAAAGATTCAGTTGCTGTTGATCAAGTAAAGGTTACAGAAAGCAAACTGTTTGGTACTAGTAAACTAAGTTATGAAAACGTGGGCCCAGTAAAATTATTGGTACGTCATAGCCAAAATATAAATCCTGAAATTCAAGGATCTAGAACTAGAAATATCGAAAATATATTTGTTGAAACTGAGATCGGTGAAAGATTTTTGATGCCATTTACTAAATTAAGCCCAGCTAGGGCAATGGCTAGGCATATTGCTGAAGGTGGTAGAATTGGTGACGAAATTGCTAATTTCATTGAAGAATCTGCAAAAGAAATGTCATCTATGGGGGTTTTTGTGCGTAGTATGCGTCGTAGAACGTTTGAGGACACAGAAACAATTGCCATGGTTGAAGCTGCTATAGAACGATATAATGAAGTTAAATCAAATTTGAATCGTATTAGTGGACAAAAGGGTTATGCCGATTTTAAAGAACACTATACACCAAATGATCAAGATGAATATGATTTTGATTTAGATCAATTGAAAGAGCGATTCGTTAAAAAATTATTTGACGATAGATTGGGCGAAGCATTGCCTCATGTTTATAGGGCGTACAAAGCTAAACAAAAATCTATGGAAAATAGTTATGTGGCTGAATTTGATCAATGGGCGGATGATGTAGTAGAAGGCACGTGGGCAGTGCCTGAAACTGATTCAGATTTAGATGCTCTTAAAGATCTAATGTCTAAGCCACTGTCTGCCGGAGTTGATGGCGCCGATGCTATACCTTCCTTATATGATCTTATTGGAGACGATGACTTGTTTGATCGTATAAGTCAATTATCTTCAGAACAAGGTCAAGATGCCGATGTTAGACCTTTGGTAATTGATTGGTTAAGTAATAACGGTTACGAGGATCTGGCTGCCGAGTTTCAAATGACATTTGATCAACCACAATCATCACCATCACCTGCGTCTGAAATCAACATAGATCAGCCACCAATGGAAGAAAGTATCAGCAGTTTGCGCAAACTCGCTGGCATTACCAAAAATTAATTTTTTGGTTGAATAGCTCAAAATTTCAGTTGAATCTTTCAAAATAAATCTATACAATTCCTACTGTAGGGATAAATATATATGTTATTAAGTGCAATGGTGTATTTAATATCTAATCTCTCACAAAGACCATCTTTTATTTTTATTAAGGACTTATATTATGGCAACGACTTTAGCTGAAATTCGCGCACGTTTGCAGGCGCAAGAAACCCGTGGTAGCAACAATTCCCAAATGGGCGGTGATAATGCTATCTATCCACATTGGAACATTGCAGAAGGTACTAGTGCAAAACTACGCTTCCTTCCTGACGCTGATCCCAAAAATACATTTTTCTGGATTGAACGAGCAATGATTAAATTGCCTTTCGCTGGTATTAAAGGCCAAGGCGATAGCAAACCTGTTCAAGTACAAGTGCCCTGTGTTGAAATGTGGGGAGAAGCTTGTCCAATTTTGGCAGAAGTTCGAGGCTGGTTTAAGGATCCAAATCTTGAAGATATGGGTCGTAAATATTGGAAGAAAAAATCTTATTTGTTCCAAGGATTTGTTCGTGAAAATCCTTTGAGCGATGATAAGATTCCTGAGAATCCAATTCGTCGTTTTATTATTAGCCCACAGATCTTTAACATTGTTAAAGCTGCTCTGATGGATCCTGAAATGGAAGAATTGCCAACTGATTACGAGCGTGGTTTGGACTTTACTGCAACTAAAACTAGCAAAGGTGGTTATAGCGACTACAACACTAGCAAATGGGCACGTAAAGAATCCGCTCTTACTACCCAAGAGTTGGAAGCTATTGAAAAATTTGGACTTTATAACTTGGCAGACTTCTTACCTAAGAAGCCCAGCGATGTTGAACTTAAAGTAATCAAAGAAATGTTTGAAGCCAGTGTTGATGGTGAAGCTTATGATTCCGATCGTTGGGCTAACTACTACAAACCAGCTGGTGTTCAAAGTGATCGTCCCGCAACAACCGGTTCGTCGGCAGCTTCACGTTCTGATGATATGGTTGATCCTGAGCCAGCCCCCACAAAAGTTGCTCGCCCAGTAGCACCAGCGATGGTTGATGAAGATCCAGTAGAAGCCACAGCACCAGTGGAGGCAGTAAAGCCTTCCAGTCAACGTGCTGAGGATATTTTGAAAATGATCCGTAGTCGTCAAAAGACCGCTTAATCATTGATCAGGGAAGGTGGGTGTTCCATCTTCCCATTTATTATTTCTAGGAGAATATATGGCGCGGCCGTTTGACTTATCAAAATTTCGAAAAACAATTACTAAAAGCATTGAAGGTGTTAGCATTGGTTTTAATGATCCAACAGATTGGGTCAGCACTGGTAATTTTGCATTGAATTATTTAATATCTGGAGACTTTAATCGTGGTATTCCCATGGGCAAAGTTACTGTACTTGCGGGCGAGAGTGGCGCAGGTAAAAGCTTTATTGCATCAGGAAACTTGGTGCGTAATGCTCAACAACAAGGCATTTATGTTATCTTAATTGATACAGAAAATGCATTGGATGAAGCTTGGTTACATGCTTTGGAAGTAGACACCAGTGAAGAAAAATTACTCAAACTAAACATGGCTATGATCGATGATGTGGCTAAAATGATTAGTGAGTTTGTTAAGGAATATAGAGTATTACCAGAAATTGAACGTCCAAAAGTTTTGTTTGTTTTGGATAGTTTGGGTATGCTTTTGACACCAACTGATGTTAATCAATTTGAAGCTGGTGATTTAAAAGGTGATATGGGACGAAAGCCCAAGGCACTAACTGCATTGGTTCGCAATTGTGTTAATATGTTTGGTGATTTGAATATTGGGTTAGTGGCTACTAATCATACATATGCAAGTCAAGATATGTTTGATCCAGATGACAAAATTTCGGGTGGTCAAGGCTTCATTTACGCTAGTTCAATAGTTATTGCAATGCGAAAACTTAAACTTAAAGAAGATGAAGATGGCAATAAGATCAGCGAAGTTAAGGGTATTCGTAGTGCTTGTAAAATTATGAAAACTCGATATGCAAAGCCATTCGAAAGCGTTCAAATCAAAATCCCATATGAAACAGGTATGAATCCTCATAGTGGATTGGTTGATTTGTTTGAAGGCAAGGGTTTGCTGAAAAAAGAAGGTAATAGTCTTGTTTATACATTATCTGATGGTGAGATTATTAAGCAATTCCGTAAAGCCTGGGAACGTAATGAAAACGAAAGTTTGACTAAAGTAATGAAAGATATTACCGATAATCCTAGGTCGGCCATAAGTAATCAAGAGCAAGTAGTTGAGGAGAATGAATAATGAGTATTGAAATTGATACATTAGTTGAAACTTATATGGCTCTCAAAGAGTATATTCCAAGCAAAGAGCGTCAAGGTGCTGCTGACACATTGATGAGCTTAATGGTTGATGTCTTAAGTGATATCGATGTTAAGGAATTCGCTGCCGCTGATAGTTATCTAAGACGCAGTTTTGAGGAATACAAAACTGAAATAGATGATGAGGACGAATACACAGAGGATTACGAAGATTAATCATGTGGTATAATCGTGTAGTTGGTGATCTTGGCCAATTACCTAATTTTATTTCATATTATGAAGCAGAGTTGGGCACGGCCCGGGTCGAGTGTAAAATACTTGGCAAGGTTGAAAAAAGCCTTGCCCAACTTCCCGGCATAACTGAGCATAGATTTAACCAGCTTCAAGAAATTGAGGCTGTGTTAAATTTTCTAAATATACAGCTTCGTAAAATACGAAAACAGCATTTTCAAAAATATCTAGAAAATTACAATCGTGCTTTAACCAGTCGAGATGCTGAAAAGTATGTGGACGGTGAGGATGATGTTATCGATATGGAAACATTGATTAATTCAGTAGCACTATTGAGAAATAATTATCTAGGATTGATGAAAGGTCTAGAGTCTAAGAACTTCATGATGGGTCATTTGGTTCGATTAAAAACCGCCGGAATGGAAGATTACTCAGTCTGATTTATGTTAGATCCAGTCACAAAAGCCGGATTGTTACTTGATGAGTGGCATATATGTAGGAATGCTAGGCCTAGACAGCATGTTCTAGACATTCAAGTTGATAAAGATGAAGTCAGCAAATGGGCCGATCATCTTTATAAAACTATGATGTGGTCATCCGATCCGAATGAAATAGCAGAGTGCTGTTATCAATTTGAAAGTAGATTTAATGCTTTCAAAGATAAAATTCTAATAGAATTGTTGACTAACGGGTCAGCTTAATACCAGCGACCGTAGAGATTTTGCTCTCTATAGTTTTTGATAGTGAAGACGAAATCTACTAGTGTTTGTGTTAATTGTTCTATAATTTTTTTCATTTTTGATCCTGATACATTTGTTGTGCGGTGCGCCAGTCGCCCATACGTGTGAGGCGTGTTGCTGCTCTAGCTTTAGCCATGCAGTTCAAAAAATCTAAAAATTCTTTGAATATACGTTTCATTTAAAAACTCCTTTGTGTGGATTTGTATTGGAATTGTTTGATGTAACTTTCCAACTGTGCGGCATCGGTAATGCCTTTGTCGCTTAGATACGCATCTAAACGGCTTTGATAGCTAGATCTAGGAAACATTTCGGATAAACGTTCTAGTATGCCTAGCATTTTTTCTGATATATATTTCATTTTGTTTTCCTTTGATTATCAGAATTAACTCATGGTTTCTACTGATATACTTATTTATGCGGCGGCGCAACAAATTCATCTTTTCATTTTAATATTGGGTATAGTTGTTGTCCAAGATGATATAAATATTACACTATGCGAATAAATGACATTATCAAACCTTTGCTAACTGAAGCAAAAAACATGAGTGTGAGTGAATGGATGAATTCCTCGTCAGTTCCTCAGTTTATATCTCGTATGTTGGCAGGCGGCGCCAAAAATCTCAAGGAACCAGTTACAACTGTACTTACATTTAGGATTGGGACTGTTGAATACGAAGGACAAATTGAAATAAACGGCCCAACTGATCCCAATTATCGTGCTGCTAAAAGATTGCAGTCTGCTGTTACTAACAAAGATAAAAATATATTAAACAATGTTGATTTTACTGTTAGGATGCTTGATGATAACGGCAATCTGACTAAGAACGTTGAAAAAATAAATGTAACTAAGATTGTCAAAGATGAATTGTTTAGTGGAAAATTGCGCGTCAATAAGGGAAACATTGCGGAAATCGTTTTAGGTTGTGCAGTGACTGCCAAATATGAAAATCCACTTGAACATATTGATGCCAGTCATGTAATTGATGTTGCTAGACGTGTAATAAAAGGCAATGGCACTGCTAGCGGGCGGGCCGGAAAAGATGCATTATCATTCACTGTTTCGGTTCCTGATGCTGATAAAAAAGGGTTCGCATCATTTATAGGAATGGATCCAGATGGAAAAACTCCTGAAGATTATGGCATGGGCAAGGATTTATTAAAAGCAATCACCGCTCATATTGATAATGCTGTTAGATATGTTAACACTTCGCCGAGGGTTTCGGCAGCAATTGAAAAAGCCAGTAAAGATCCTAGAAAAAATGAAATTGAAATAAAAAGTGATGGCGGAAATGCTGAAGAACAAAAAACCACTAAAGCAGATTTAAAGATTTTAATTGACGGTTCTAGCATAAACTTATTGAGCATTAAAGCGGGTGATGTTGGTCAATTTGGTCAAGTTAGTGGATATCAATTTGAAAGATTAAACGATTTCTTTTTGTCATCAGTAAACATACCATTGAGCAATGGGGTTAAAGAAAAGTTTGTAGCAATGGATGAAAAACTATCTAGTAAAGAAGAAATGGATGCTAATAGAGAACTTGTTCGAACAACCAATTATAAAACAGGGTTTAAAATAGCTTACGATGAAATCTTTAATCAACTAAATCGACTTACAGGTAGTATAGATGGACAGGCAGATTTGATAAAACGTGTTTATAAAGGTCTGCTATACCACGCTACACGCAATGACTCCAATGTTGAAATGATTATTTTAAGCCCCAATGCTAAAAAAGCATTTCATGAATTGACATTTGGTCCGGAATTAGAAAAAGCATTGGATGATTACCAACTTACAGTTCGTCGTGGCACTACTTCTGCTATGTATGAGATATATATTTACGGTTACCCAAAAACTTCAGAAGTTAAAAAAGAACAGGGTACTAGTAAAGAGCTATTAATCAAATTGCGTTCTTATGCCCAGAAAAAAGCTGTACGTAATATAATCGAGATGGGAGATTTGCTCAAAGATATTGCAGACTGGGAAAAAATTGAAGAACGTAAGGCTAAAAAAGCTGCTGGAGCACCAAAAGCCGATGATCATTTGAAGAATGCTCGACCCCAAGTGCCACCCGCGAGCCCATCTACTAAAACACATCAACCATCTGCACAAACAACCAATTTACAAGGTACTGAATTTAGTTCACAACCTCTTCAGAAACCAATGGTTCCAAAATTTGGGACAATGAACAAAACCGATCAAGAAAAAGAATATTTTGCTGAAACTAGTAAAAGTACTGATCAGACTGATGCTCCTGCCAACAGTAGAAAATCTAGAGATATTGAACCAAAATCTCCAAGACAAAAACGTTAATTTTATTAAATTATTCTAAAAATCTCTTGACTTTTCCTTAATTTAGAGCTTATACTAGTTAAGTCAGTAAATTAACATCAAGGAAATATTATGTTTGAATCAATTGAAATTAAACGTGCGGCTAACGGCTTTATTGTCGTCTTAACTACCGAAGACGATTCTAAGGAATATGTTTACGATACAAGTCGTAAAGCTCTGCGCTTCGTTAAAGAATATTTGGAAGCAAAAAATCCACAGTAAGTAATGTATATGTCAAAATATACATTCTTAATTACCAGTGCGATTAATACAAAATTTGGTGTTTTTGATGCAGAAACTCGTCTAAATCAAACAGTTTCTACTATTCAAAGCATTAAACGACGTGTACCTGATGCTGACTTATTTCTATTGGAAATGTCAGCAATCGCTTTAACTCAAGATCAATCTAATACTTTAGAACCATTGGTTAAAAGTATTGTAAATTTTAATTCAGATCCGTCAGTAGTTGGGCTTTATAATAGTACAGATAATTGGGATATAGTTAAAAACGTCACCGAGGTTATGTGCTTTGGTAAAGCTCTTAAAAATCTACATAGAAGCTTGAATCAATTTTCCAATACACAGCGAATTTTTAAAATCAGCGGAAGATATGGTCTGAATAATAATTTTGATATTGGCTATTATGACCAATATAATATACAAAATCATATTGTGATTAGTAATCAAAAAAATAGTCAATTTGACTATAATTTGACATTGATATCACAACAATTTATGAGCAGATTGTGGAGTTGGCCGGTTAGCTTGATGGAAGAAATTATTACAGTATATGATAATAGTTTAGCTTACATGGGCGAAAGAATATCTGCTGGTGGATATGCCGATATTGAACATTGTTTATATAAATTTTTAGATAAAGAAAAAGTAATTCAAAAAGCACCATTGGGGATTTTTGGTAATATAGGCCCTAATGGTATGCCTGTTCAGGAATAATTTAAATAGAAATTAGATATGATTCGTTTTCACTAATTCAATTAAGAAGTAAAATTATATGCATTTTAGATTTCATGTATTAGGTGTCCCACACACTATTTCTAACAAAGATTATGTAGCCTGTGCTTTTACACAAAAAGTAGTAAAATTTTGTGCTATGATGAAGGCTCGAGGGCACACTATCATCCATTATGGTCATGAACATAGTGATGTTGAATGTGATGAAAACGTTGGAGTAACCAATGATGCCATTTTAAATGAAGCATACGGTGATCACGATTGGCATGCCAATACATTCAAATATGATTTAAATGACGTTGCTTATAAATTTTTCTATGCCAATGCTATTAGAGAAATTGGTTTGCGTAAACAAAAAAATGATTTTCTATTGTGCTTTTGGGGTTGGGGACATAAAGCCATCGCCGATGCACATCCTGATATGTTGGTGGTAGAACCGGGTATTGGATATCCTGGTGGCGTATTTGCACCATATCGTGTGTTTGAAAGTCAAAGCATAATGGCTGCTTGGTTTAATATGACTGCGGTGTCTGGACCAGGACACTTTAGTTGGTATGACGCTGTTATCCCTAATTATTTTGATCTCAACGATTTTGACTATAACGAAGATAAAGAAGATTATTTTTTATTCTTGGGTAGAATTGGTGAACATAAAGGTGTGCATGTAGCTATTCAAACAACTGAAGCAATTGGGGCAAAGCTAAAAATTGCTGGTCAAGGTAGTTTGGCTAGTATGGGATTGTATACCACCCCATCACATGTTGAAATGGTGGGATATGCTGATGTCGAATTGCGCAGAAAGTTAATGAGTAAAGCAAAAGGTCAATTTGTGGCTACAATGTATGGTGAACCATTTGGTGGTGTTCAAATTGAGGCAATGTTGAGCGGCACTCCGGTGATTAGTACTGATTGGGCATGTTTTGGTGAACTCAACTTGCATGGTGTTACTGGATATCGTTGTAGGACTTTTGAACATTTTACTTGGGCCGCTAAAAACATTGGTCGTATCAATCCCAAAAACTGTCGAGATTGGGCCGCCAAAAACTTTAACTTTGATAAAATTAGTCAAATGTATGAGGAATTCTTCTACAGTATTACTAACATTTATGGAAAAAAGGGATGGTATGAACCCAATCCTGAACGCATGCAATTAGATTGGTTGCGTAGAGAATACCCAACTCATCCCAATAGAGAAATTTAACTTGTTGTGATTTTACAACAAGAATTCTATTGACTTATTAATCAAATAGCGTTAAAATAGAAGCTAATTTACAGCACAGGAGACTGTTTTGGCTTCAAAAATCTTCAAAACTGACAGTAAATATGGCCCAAGAAAAGGCTTGGAAGGTCCGTTCACATATCCTAACGGTCAAACACTTTATTATGATCCAAAAGAGGGAGAATATTACGACCCTTCAACGGATTTCTATGTGCCATCAGAAGATGTTGCATATTTACAACAACAAATTTTTGACCGTATTTCAGGTTAATTTTGGTTGCTCATAACCAATTTTGGTTGTATAATACATGTATTGTAACGCAAATAGGAGTAACACAATGTCAGCAACTTTTGTTCGTTTTATCAAAGGTACTTATCGTAATCATAATGTTTCTGGCATGAGTTTTGAACTGGTGGATCAATATCGCAAAACTGCAAAAAACGGTTTTGTAACTGTTAAAAATAACAATACTTTCCCTGGCTACCCTGATGACATTCGAATTAATGTTGATGGCGTGGCTGATTATGAATTTGTAACTGGAATTAATCAAGGAGTGAATACTGTGCAAATGGAACAGACTACTGAGAAAACTGTTGAAACTGACGAACAGGCGATTGAGCGTATTCGTGAGCGTTTTGACATTTTGACAGAAATGACTAAAGCCGCTACTAACGGCGATATTAGAGCAATGATTGTTAGTGGCCCACCAGGCGTTGGTAAGAGTTTTGGCGTTGAACAAGAAATTGAAAAGGCTTGCTTGTTTGACCACATTGCAGGTAAACGTCTTCGTGCTGAAGTGGTTAAAGGTTCTGCAACCGCATTGGGTCTGTATTCAACATTGTACAAATATTCAGACCCCAATTGCGTTCTAGTGTTTGATGACTGTGATTCAATCTTACTAGACGACGTTGCTTTGAATCTTTTGAAAGGCGCATTGGACTCAGGCAAGAAGCGTAAAATTTCTTGGTTGAGCGATAGCAATATGCTTCGTCGAGATGGTATTCCAGATAGTTTTGAATTTAAAGGTTCGGTGATCTTCATCACTAATTTGAAGTTCGACCAAATGAAGAGTCAAAAACTTCGTGACCACTTGGATGCTTTGCAAAGTCGTTGTCATTATTTGGATTTGACTTTGGACACTATGCGTGACAAAGTATTACGAATTAAACAAATTGCCAAAGATGGCGTATTGTTTGCTGATTATGATTTTGATCAAATTGTTCAAGATGAAATCATTGATTTCATGGGCACCAATCAAAATCGTTTGCGTGAAATGAGTCTGCGTATGGCTTTGAAGATTGCAGACTTACGTAAGAGTTTCCCATTGAATTGGAAACGTATGACAGAAACAACCTGCATGAAGGCAGCATAAGATTTCCCCTGCGGTGTGCGTAACGGGCAATGTCAATAAGTCCCGTTTCGATAATTTTTTTTTTAGGAGTATGAAATGGCAACAGCAAAAACAGTAACCAAACTCGGTGATAAATTAATTAAAGTAAATGAATCATTTACCATTAATATGTATGATAATGGATATATGATTGAAGTCAGTGGCAGGAATAAAAAAGGTGATTATGTCACTGCAAAAATTCTGACACCTTCAGTTGACGAATTGGTCACGTTGGTTCGTGAAGCTTCTGAAATGGAACGGGATTCCTAATTATGGCTGTTTATCGAGTAAGTACACTGGACAAAAAGAGTGTAGAAGAGCGAGAAATTTGGAACAAGGGCAGTGATGTCATTGTTCGCATCACTGGATTCCGTTGGGGCACAGTAAACCTCACCACCGAAGACGATGAGGAATTAGATATTGATGCCGATAATGCTGAAGGTGTTAATGTATATGACTGCGGCTATGACTGCGATCTAGATAGTTTGGATGATGGGTGGCTGAGTGATACTGAGTGGCCCAAAGATATGAGCCAAGAAGAGCGTGATCGTTTGGAACAGCTCTGGGAAGAAGATGACTATTCAGCATGGGAAAGCGAAGGTTGGAACAACAGCGAAACTGAGTGTTGGTTTCACAACAGTTTAGAAATTGAACGAGTGGAGTGATTATGTCAGGCTATAATTTGGTTCGTGAAATTCATCAACTAGAAGAAAAAGTAGAAGCTTTAGGTTTCATGCTTTGCTCTCCAAAACTTCATACCTCATCGTATTCAGATGACCTGGTAGCATTAAAACCTCGTGATGAATCAAATGTGCCAGTTTATGCCCGAGACGCCGAAGTGTTTGTTGGAACCTTGACCCAACTGCGGCAGTGGTTACTGGGTGTGACCTGGGCCAGAGACTATGATCGAATGTTGAATGTTAGCAATGACCAAAAACGTGCTCAAGGTGAGGATCGGTATCGAGCAAGTGTGGAGAAACAACGCATTGAACAGGAAAAGAAGCAGATGTGGAAAATTCTCAAAGAAGAAAAATCTGTAACCTAATAACATAGTATAAGTATTTTATTACTTGTCAATTTTTAACCTGTCTTTTATGGCAGGTTATTTTTTGACTTTTGTGTAGATTAAATGTTACAATAGTCTTATGCAACTAACATCTTTCAAACATATAGAAGATTATTTAGAAATCTTGGGCGGCCAAAGAGATTGTTCGGGTGTTGTGGTTAACAATTTTTTCTTTTCAAAATCTTCAGATGTTAGGTTGGCCAGATATGATATGTCTGTAGTAGATAATCTATCTCAGCAAACTATACAAGGTCAAGCCCTAACAGATAGGCAAGCGCAATTAGTTCATAAAATTGTCTGTAAATATAAAAGGCAATTTTCAAGTCTTGGTGTAGAAATTGGGTTACATTCAACAGAACCAAAGTTTAGATATCAACCAAAGATTATAGAGAGGCAACAAAAGATATCAGTTGTTGACGGCGAAATAATTCTAACATTTCCTTATAATAAAGGTCTAATAGACAAGTTAGCAGAACATAGAAATATCAGTCACGGTTTTGTCAAATTTGATAGAGATGCCAAATCTTGGCATATGGCATTAACTGAATATAATGTTAGTTGGGCAAGGGCTTTTGCTGAACAGAATGAATTTGACGCTGATTTAGAATTTTTAAAATATTGGCAATTGTTGGAAGGGTGTGAGAAAACACCATTTGCAATAGAGTTAAGAGATAATGGAACTGATTTGGTTATTGATAATGCAGAATCATCTTTGATTGATTATATCAATAACAATTTAGGTGGGTTTTCTAAAGAAAATATATTGAGGTTGGTGGACAATTCCAGTTTGTTGGGATTTACTGTTAGTAAAGATATTAAAGATTTGATATCAACAATATATGGAATTCAAGTTGCCAATTTATCCACTTCCAGACATATACATGCCACAAGATCTAGTGAAAATTATGACGGCGAGGATCTAATAGATTGTTTGGTTAGATATGCAACATTAAATAATAGGTGGCCTATATATGTTTATGATCCCATCGTTGATGATAATCTTAAAGAAAATGTCCTTAAGCAATTTGACAAAGATCAAATATTAGATCTTGTAAATAAAAAATCAACTAAGATAGACTTAACAAACATCAAATGTGTTTATTTGAACAAACTTAAAAGATCCTGGCCAAAAACAATTCTTTTAATGGTCAGTACCAATGCAATGATTCATGGTTTGGAAAAACAACATATGATGATGATGTCAGAAAAAATAGTGTACTTTACACAAACAGTTTACGATAATGGGATGACAAAAATTGCAGGCTAAATTAGTAATTCGAGATGAGATCAATGTAAAACTAGAAGGTGTCGACGCATCTACTAGAAAAAAGATTGCTGATCGTTTCAAGTTTGATGTGCCGGGTGCCAGATATCTTCCAGCAGTTAGACTGGGTAGATGGGATGGAAAAGTCAGCTTGGCTCAGCTTGGTGGCAGTACCTATGTTAATTTATTACCTGACATTATTCCCATATTAGAATCTGCTGGTTATGATATTGATCTCGATGATCTTAGAGACTATAGAACTTTTTATGAGTTTGAAGAAATAACTGAAGAACTATTTGCTGATCGTGTTTGGCCTGAAGGGCACCCTGCAGCCGGTAAACCCATTATGATGCGAGATTATCAAGTTGAGGCTATTAATGGATTTTTGAAAAATACTCAATGTATGCGAATACTTCCTACTGGGGCCGGTAAAACTATTCTCACAGCGGCATTGAGCTATTGCACTGAAATCTATGGAAGAAGTGTGATCATTGTTCCAAATAAAAGTTTGGTTGGGCAAACAGAAGCAGACTATGTTAATCTAGGATTGGATGTTGGTGTTTATTATGGTGATAGAAAAGATATTGGAAAAAAGCACACAATCTGTACTTGGCAAAGTCTGAACAACTTATTAAAAAATACAAAGAATGGTACAGATGATATCACCATTGGGGAATTCCTTGAGGATGTTGTTTGTGTAATGGTTGATGAAGCTCACACATGCAAATCTGAAGTATTGCGCACATTGCTTTCTGGACCATTTTGTCGTATCCCAATTCGTTGGGCATTCACTGGCACTTTGCCAAAAGAGGAATATGCTAGAGCCGTGTTAAGGTCTATGTTGGGTGAAGTTGATGGTCAATTACAAGCTAGCGATTTGCAAGAACAGGGAGTATTGTCAAATTGTCATATCAACATTGTGCAATTGGTTGATAATGTTGTATATAAAGATTATCAAAGCGAGTTGAAATACTTAACTGAGACTCCTGAAAGGTTGGCATTTATTGCCAAGCTGCTTGATCGTATTAAAGAAGATGGCAATACATTAATATTAGTAGATCGTATTGCTACTGGAAAATTGCTTCAAGCTGAGTTAAGTACTTTGTTTAGCTTATTAAGTGACAAACCCGATGTTAGTTTAGTTACAGGATCTACTAAGGCCAAAGAGCGTAAAGCCGAATATGATGAGGTTGCTACCAGTACCAATAAGATTTTGATTTGTACATATGGTGTGGCTGCTGTAGGTATTAATATTGTTTTATTAAATAATGTAGTTTTATTTGAGCCAGGTAAGAGTTTTGTGCGTGTGATACAAAGTATTGGTCGTGGCTTGCGTAAAGGGTTTGGTAAAGATTTTGTCAACATTTATGATATTACCAGTACCTGCAAATTTTCCAAAAGGCATCTAACTCAGCGCAAGGCCTATTACACAGAATCAAATTATCAATTTAGTTTGGAAAAGATAACATGGCAGTAGTTAAGTCTTGACTTTATAGTAGACAATGCTGTATCATATACAATAACTGGAGAAATAAAATTAGAATACTTACACTTGATAACAATATGTCCTATGAAATGACGGACATTCCTGACGAAGTTGACGACATGCAATTCTGTGTGTTAGATAATAGCAACTCAAAAGATCCTGATTATTTTTACATTCCTTTAATCTTTTTGGAAAGCTTCAATAGCCCAGCATTAGTTTTAAAAATTGGCGAACATGTGATCAAAATGCCAGTAGATTGGCAAATATTAATCGGTGAAAAAGATTCTGGTGATTTGGAAGTAGTTCCTTTGACCAGTATCAATGATCGTGGATTTAGTGCATTTTGTTTCAATCCTCGCAGTAGTTTTAGACCTGAATTTCATCCAATTGAGATTGAGGATGTTTATCAAGATGTTAAATGGTATTTTCCAAAATTAAAACCTGGTCAATTGTTGGCTATTCCATTAGAGGCAGGGGTTTCTGGAAGTCTTTGTGTATATTGTGTTAAAGAGATTTCAAGACAAAGTGAAGTGGTAGATTTTTCTAAATGTTGGTGATATATGCCTAAAATATATGAAAGTCCAGATGATGGCGAAACAGTTTTCATTCGTGAGTTTGGTGCTGTTGCTAGGGAAATATACACCGAGTCTGAATCAAAAACTCAACTACTTGAGTCTTTAAAAGAGGATCAACTATGGGGCGAGATTCGACGTGCTGCCGAAACCAATCCCACTTTACAAGATGCAATGGATGCTGTTAAAATTATATATCAATTGATTAAAAAAAATGAGTGATAAATTAACAGTCAAAAGCGAAACTGCGGCATTGGATCGTAAAGACCGAGCATTTTATGACGACCTAACTGAAGAAGAAAGAAAAAAATTCAGTCCCTATCTAATGTTAAGGTATAGTGCAAGTGTGGATGGGCCCAGTGATCTTCAAGAGTGGTACTTGCGTGCCACAAATGAAAGAGTGAATGTTAACTTTTTTGATATAAGTACAAGTCAACATAAAAAGTTACAGTGGTTAATGTGTACTACAGTAAGTCCAGACATGGGCAATCAACGTCATTATTGGATCACCACAAAAAAGAAAAACAGTGACAATAAGACTATTAAGTTTTTATCTTCCATTTTTCCAGAGTTGCGCAATGATGAGCTTGAGCTTTTATCAAAAATAAACTCCAAAGAAGAAATCAAACAATTAGCAAAACAGCATGGATACGACGATAAACGAATCAAAACAGATCTCTGATACTGTCAAATTATCACATACCTGCAAGTACTGTGCGAAAACGTATAGCCGCGAAAGTGTATTGGCAGCACATCTTTGTGAGAAGAAACGCAGATGGCAGCAGGAGAATGAAGTTGGTGTCCGATTAGGACTGACCAGTTATTTAAGATTTTATGAATTGACTCAGGGTAGCGCAAAATTAAAAACCTATGAGGATTTTGTCAATAGTCCTTATTATAATGCCTTTGTTAAGTTTGGTAGGCATTTAGTTTCTATTAGAGCAATCAATATCAGCAGTTTTACTGATTGGTTATTGAGTAACAATAAAAAGTTAGATCATTGGTGCAAGGATAGTTTATATTCTGAATGGTTATCAGGGTATATCAAAAGAGAGTCAGTGCAAGATGCTATGGAGAGGGCCTTAAGGGAAATGCAGGATTATGCAGAACTTCATCCAGAACTTAAGAATGGTTTTAACGATTATTTTAGGTACGGTAATAGCAATCGTATTTGTCAACATATATCAACAGGGCGTATTAGCCCTTGGGTCGTGTATAATTGTGATACTGGAATTGCGTTTCTTGATAGCCTCACTGAGGATCAAATTGAAATAATTATGCCTTGGTTAGAACCTGATATTTGGCAGCGCAAGTTTAAAGACTATATGGGCGATACAGAGTGGGCCAAACACATTCTTAACCAAGCTGGATTATGACCGATATAGTGGAATTAAAAGTCTATGAATTTAGAGTTGGTGATGTTGATGATCCTGAAATTTATGCAGCAAGTCCACTTTGGGAATGGGAAAGAACGGAACAAGGTATGTGGGTAATGGAGAATGCTGTAGAATCTCCTGTCTATTATAGAGATGTAGATCCCGCTTCTTTCGGTCATAAATTTTCAATCATGGCCAGGCTCAAAGCACAAGATGCTGTATTTTTTAAATTAAAGTGGGGAAAGTTTACATGAAGTTTAACAGTGATATTGATATTGATATGGCTAATCGTGATCTAGCATTAGCGGTATTGGATCATACTCCAGCCAGCATTTTGCGTGATAGTAAATTAGTTAAACATAATACAGGTATACATGTAACTGATATACCTGTGGATCCAGAATTGGGAATATCGGCAATTGAATATAAATCGGCTCAGGACAGGGGATATATCAAATTAGATTTATTAAATGTCAGTGTTTATCAACAAATATCAAGTGAGGCAGAATTGGATCATTTAATGACTCAAGAGCCTGAATGGGAGAGATTATATGATCCTGAATTTTGTCGACAAGTTATACACATAGGCGGGCACTATGAAACGTTGATCAAAATGCCCGAAGCAGTTAACAGTATACCTAGACTAGCCATGTTTTTAGCTGTTATTCGACCTGCCAAACGGCACTTAATTGGGTTACCTTGGAAAGAGGTTGCTAAGACTATATGGGAAAAAGATATTAACGGCGAATATGGGTATAAACAAAGTCACGGGGTGGCTTATGCACATTTAGTCGCTGTGCATATGAATTTATTAACTAAACGACTCTACGAACCAAAGTAATACTTCTTCTTTTGCTACGTTTACTGGACATTTCTTTAAGACTAACATATGGCCCATAGACTATTTTCACATCTTTGCTATTCATTGTTCTAAGGCAAAATCTAAATTGTGCCCAGTCCTGTTTTAAAAACAAATTTATTGGGATTTGTCTATGACTTTCCCACCACCATTGATCTCCTAATTCTAAATAAATTTGTTTTTGGGTTTTATCTTTCAATAAGCCAAAATCATAGATAGTGGTAATAACATCGTCCACATTTTGAACAATACATATATATTCATTCCCCCCATATATTAAATATGTTAGAAACGGGTGTGCATCTAGTATTTTTTGTATTTCTAAATCGATCATATCGCCTAAAGATATTTGCAGGATCTGATTGACGTTTTTGATATAAATATACTAAAGGTGTCAACGATGATCGCAGTTCAAAGTTATTTATACGATAACGTTGTGCAGGTCCAAATTTTGGATACTGCAATTTTTAAGACTAGGAATAGAGTAGTGTATAACCGCACAATTAAAATTTATCAAGGTATAGACAATACTATTTTAGTTCAAGTAAAAAATCAGGATCAAAAATCTGCCAATCTTGTGGGAAGATCAGTTTTAGTAGATTTATTAGATCCAACAAATGATTTTTTACTTGTCAGTTATCCCTTGACCTGGGTTGACGATTCCAAAGGAACGGGGTCTTTTATAATTAATAAGTCAGAAGTAAATATGTTGGATCAAAGATATTATAAGATTACTCTTAAATTGGTTGACAATGATTCAGGTAATGAGAGACCTTTATATTCAGATGATAATTATAGTATTGGGATAGATGTGCAAGTGCTTCCGGGTTATCAATCTAACAATTCCAGTGTTCTTTCTCTTGATGGTGGGAATGCAGGAAATACATATACAATTGCACCACCGTTTAACGGCGGGGGAGCTTAAAAATGCCACAAACAATTCAGTTAAGAAGAGATACGGTAGCCAATTGGTTATTAATTAATCCAATTTTAAATCAGGGCGAGCCAGGATTTGAGATTGATACTGGCAAAATGAAAATTGGTGATGGAATAAATAAATGGAAAAATTTAAATTATACCGGTAGTACTGGATTTACTGGTAGTCATGGGTTAACTGGGTCGCCAGGCCCACAGGGAGCGATTGGGCCAATCGGACCATCAGGGGCGTCTGGCTCATCAATCCTTGGAGCTGTTGGTCCTCGTGGTTATACTGGTAGTGCTAGTAGTGCAAATGCAACATATTCTCCAGCAAATCCCAGTCATTGGGCTGATCCAGCTCCGACTACTGTATTGGCGGCAATTGATAGAATTGCAGCACAATTATATGCAAGATCTTCACAAGCAATACCATAATCTATAAAATAACTCATTGATATTTTGGAAAACACCACATTTTAAATAATAAATAATATAATATAATTCGAGGAATATACAATGCCCTACAATTTAGTATTGTCTAATGGCGACGCGTTGGTTACTTTGGCCGACGGTGTGGCTGATAACAGTTACACCAGTTTAACCTTATTTGGTAAGAATTTTGCCGGCTACGGGCAATTTTTAAATGAAAACTTTGTTCGTCTATTAGAACATTTTTGCAGTTCTGTGCCACCATTTAACCCTGTAGTTGGTCAACTTTGGTATGATTCACTCAATCATAATATGAAGGTATTCAATACCAATAGTGTTTGGACATCATTATCTGGAATAACTGCATCCAATGTGCCACCAGCAGGGCCCAATAATGGTGATGGGTGGTGGGATGTAGTAAATGAACAACTTTTTGTTTGGGGCAGTTCACAATGGATACTATTAGGTCCAAAATGGAATTCGATTCAAGGAAAATCCGAAGCAGAGGCATATACGGCCATTGATGTTGACGGTGGTGGTCATACATTATTATTATTCTATATTAATAATACTGTTGTTGGTATATGGAATAATGACGGTGAATTTGTAGTACCCCCAGAGGAGGCCATAGGATCTTTTGTAACTATTCCTCATGGTCTTAGTTTTGATACTTTAAATGTTGAATCTATTTTTGTTTCTGGTGATCAGGATATTCAAGGATCTCTTGTGGTGCATGGTAATATTACTGGTGACCTTTTTGGAAATACCACCGGGATACATTATGGTAATATTATAGGAGAAACTGGTACATTTACTTCATTAACTTCGGGTAGAATGGTATTTGCTGGAAATAATGGGCTGTTGGTAGATGATGGAGATTTGAGATACAACAATGTTAGTAATACGGTTCTTGGTCGTTCTATTCAGTTATCTGTTGGATTAACTACTCCATCGGCCAATGTAACAACTTTGACAAAAGATAGGATTACATTTTGTGGTGAAGATGGCGCATTAATTGATAGTGCTAATTTAACATTTATATCAAGCACCGGCACATTGAATGTGTCGTCTAGAGTAAACACCATAACAGTAAAATCATCAAGTTTGACAAAAGATAGAATCACATTTGCTGGTGATAATGGTTTATTGGTTGACAGTCAAGGATTAACATTTCAGTCCGGAGTCCTTAGATCGACATCTGGTTTTGCGGGTAGTTTGACTGGTGATGTTACTGGCAATACTACTGGTACACATAATGGACCATCTAATGGTACACATACCGGACCATCTAATGGTACACATACCGGACCAGTAACTGGGGATGTTACTGGTAATCTTACTGGTAATGTTACTGGCAATACCACTGGGCGACATACTGGCTATGTTTGCATACCAGAATCGCCGATGACGAATAACGCCAGCACAGGACTTTATTTTCAAAATCATACAAAAACTGGGTTATTATGGACGGATGCACTTTATATACGGACTGAAAATAAAGCCCTAGTGATATTTGAAGATACAGGTGTTGGCTTTGGTCAAAACGTCTATATGACAGAGTCTCTGGGTGTTAATGGAGTCATTAACTGCAAAGGGGACATTTTTGCATTTGTGACATCAGACCGGAATCTCAAAACAAATATTCAGCCAATTGAAAATGCTTTATCAAAAGTGAAGAAAATCACAGGGGTTTGCTATGATTGGACTGATGATGCCCTCAAAAAGTTGGGCGGTGAAACTGGAAATTTTATTCGAAGAAGAGATACTGGTGTTATTGCTCAAGAAGTTGAGTCAGTATTACCAGAAGTTGTTACAACTCGATTAGACGGATCAAAAGCAGTCAAGTATGACAAAATGGTAGGGTTACTTATTGAGGCAATAAAGGAATTGTCAGAAGAAGTCGAGCAACTTAAAAATAATAAGCAATAAATCATCAATCAAAAATACAATGTCATACTCTATACCACTATCGGATAAAAGTGTTTTAACAACAGTTCAAGATGGCACTTTTAATAATGAATACTCTAATATAAATTTAGTTGGTAAAAATTTTGTTGGGTATGGGAAGTTAATGAATGAAAATTTTGTTCATCTCTTAGAGAATTTTTCTAATATTGATCCGCCAACAAACCCATTGGTGGGGCAACTTTGGTATGATTCTGGTAAAAAAGTTTTAAAAATATTCACTCATGACCATTCTTGGTTAGATCTTGCGTATTCCCAGGTTGGCATTAGTAAGCCAGTTAATCCAAAAATTGGTGATCAATGGTGGAATCAGAAAACTAACCAACTCAATATTTGGACTGGAAAAGATTGGCTAATTATTGGTCCTTATTGGACTTATTCCCAGGGTCTGACTGGTTCTGTGGCCGAAACTGTTCTGGATAAAGGTGGGGCGTCTCATGTAGTTATGAAATTCTACATAGGAAAAACTTTTGTTGGATTGTGGAGCAAGGATAAAACGTTTACTTTAGCTGATGAGTTTATATTTCCAGGAATGTCTGCGACTATTTCTCCAGGGCTAACTTTTGCACTCATAGGAACAACAAAACAAAATATATTTGGAGCCCAAGGTGTGGGCGGTGGTGGTGGCACTAATGAATATATTCCTACTATCGAAAGTAACTGGATTGGAAAACCTACAATAAATACTGTACAGACAGCATTAGACGAATTATCGTCTAGATTAAAACCTTTAGAAATTCATGAAATAGATGGTGGTAACAGTTCTTCAAATTTTGAAACTTATGAAGTAGACGGTGGAAATGCCTTTGGTGATGTGGAAATTGAAGTTTGAAGATACGTAAAAACGGAGAATAATAAGTGGCAAAAATCAAATTTAGAAGAGATGCGGCGGCAACTTGGACTGACGCCAACCCTGTATTGGCTCAAGGTGAGCCTGGTTTTGAATATAATACAGGCAAATTAAAAATTGGTGATGGGGTAAATCCTTGGAATTCGTTAAACTATGTTTCTGGCGGTGCCAGCGGCGGGTCATACATATTACCAATGGCTACGCCTAATGCACTTGGTGGTGTTAGGGTTGATGGTACAACAATTTTAATTAATAGCAGTGGAATTATTCGAACTGCTGCTGGGTCATACATATTACCAACAGCTTCCCCTAGTACATTAGGCGGGGTTAGAGTTGATGGTACAACAATTTTAATTAATAGCAATGGGGTTATTAGTGCTGTGGGCGGTGGCGCCGGTGGTATTGGGGTCAGTGGAAACACCACCAATTCAGTTACATTTAATAATAGTGGAAATGGGGCATTTTCTGGAACAACATTCAATGGTAGTTCTGCAATTGTAGTTTCCTATAATAGTGTTGGTGCTCCTAGCGTCACGGGTGCTGGATCCTCGGGAATCTGGCCTATTTCAGTAACTGGCACTGCTACCAATCTACAAGGTAACCCAAATATTGTAGTTAGTAGCATAGCAGTTGGATCCACAACCAATTCAATTACCAGTGAAGGAAGCAATATCTATTTTGGCAATAAAACTGTTGTTGTCGTTCCGTCTGTTGGTTTTTCTCCGGTAGTGGATAATGCATATGTACTTGGAGGACCAAGTCAGAGATGGGCTGGTATATATGCTGCATCAGGCTCAATTCAAACTTCTGACTCGCGACTTAAAGAACAGGGTCGATCATTAAATGATGCTGAAAAAGCTGTTGCTATTAAAATTAAAAGTTTAATCAAAGCGTTTAAATTTAAAGATTCAGTGTCAAAAAAAGGAAACCAAGCCCGAATACATATCGGGGTATATGCTCAAGAAATAAAACAAGCATTTGAATCAGAGGGACTAGTCGCCCAAGATTATGGAATGTTTTGCTATGATGAGTATGAAAATGGTGATACTTATGGTATTAGGTATGAGGAATTGCTGGCCTTTGTAATATCAGCAATCTAGACTAGATTAATCTCTAATAATTATATTTTTGAATTAATAAAATTATTGTCCTGTTGATACTGAAGCATCGTATTCATCAATAAAAGATTGAAACCAACCTGTTACAAATCTATATTTTTCAGGATCATTGAAATATGAAAGGGCCACGGGAACTGATGCTTCCACTCTCTTTTTCCCAGTCGACGGTGTGCCGCCAGGAAGTATAGCTAAAGGTATGTTTGTTGATATATATGCCGTCAGGCCAATGGCACCTTCTTCCAAATCAGCTAATACAGCATCATCAACGATGTAGTGGGCAGAAAAACTAATAATTCTTGGAATATCGTTCTTTATAGAATCAGTCAATAATACTAAGTTTGGGTCCCAATCACTGACTGGAATCGGGTCTAATACATATCCCCCATGTAATACCGAAATATCCCAATCATACATAAATATCACTGTATCTTGAGGCCGATCATTGAAAAAGAAGGATGAGAGTATTATTGAATATCCCAAAATAGTTTGTTCTGGTATTATGGTTGTTTTGAATTTTGACCAGAACTCTTTTGGCCACAAAATTTGTATAGTCTTATCTATGTTATTAAATCTCAAATCAAATTCAAAGAGAGTGGGGGTCTCCGAATATGTTCTTATGTTTGATGCTATTTGTAAAAGTTGTACATCGGTTGGATCAGAAACTGTTACCTTGATCACTTCGGGAACTTGATTAAATACATCAAGTAATGCGTCTAATTCGGCACTTGTTTCTTTGTTTTTGATAATCATTATACTTCCTGTATTGATATTGATTTGCTATAAACTTCCACGTCGTTTATAACCATTTCTTTTTTGTTAATTACTTTTATTGGGATAATTTTTTTCTTTTGTCTTTCCTGGTGATCAAAAATGGTTCCCCAAATATCTTGCCTATGTAATGGTAGAGTGTCTGACTTGATCAGTGTTGGAATATATCCATTGGTGAGTTTAGCAAAAGCCAATGCAAATAATGCTATATTATTTGAATATGCATTTTCACATGACACATCCCAATAATTACCATCTAGGAACATGCATGATCCCTTGCAAAGATGTAGTACTGGGCATTCGCTACATTTAATCTTACTGTCTCTAGACTTCCAATGTGTGACTGACTTAAATTCCACATTACCATAATCACTTAAATTCCCACCCAAATGACTTTCGCCATTTTTACTGGTTTCTAAAGCACTTACATTTTGGCAAGTGATTACATTTCCTTTTAAATCAACAGCAATAGATCCTGGATTATCCATACCACACTTCTGTCCCAAAAATTTTGATTCTAACTTTTGTGATATTACTGAGGTTGTGAATTGATTTATCTTATCATTGATACCGGTAAACCCAATATATCCATCTGACATATATATATCCACAAAAGATTTTTGCCTAAATTTAAAATGATCCTCTAAACTAGTTAAAGAATTATTTATACCATCATCGTCATATGCATCAACCATTTCGCCCTCACCTAAGATAACTGATTTGTCTCCAGTGAGTTCAAAAAACCATTCATAAACAGCTTTTCTGCTAATATTTTTACCATTCAACATAGCATTAAAACTAATTTTATTTTTCGGCTTCATTATTTTATAAAAATCTAAAATTATTTTTTTTCTTTTTGGATCTAGAAATGGATCTGGTCCTCTGACAGATTGATTTGGGCCATCATGACTAATAGCAACGGAGAAATCAAATTCTATCAACCAAGAACAAATTTCCTCAGTTAATAAAGATCCATTAGTGATTATCGAAAACATTGGTTTAGTTTCCCATTGTTTAAATTTTTCTGATAATCTTTCAGCCAATGGTTTCAATGTTTTCCAATATACCAATGGCTCTCCACCCCAAAACTCAATTTTTAGTCCTTTTTGTTCAGAAAATTCTAAGACATCTAATTTGGACATGAAATCATCAATATCTTTTTTACTAGTTTCTGTTGGTCTTTCAACAAATTTTTGACTACAATATTCACAAGAATAATTACAGCCCAAACCTAGCTGTATCTTTAATAAATCAATTGATTTTGATTTTTTTAGCGGAAAATCTTTGGAAAATGGTATGGTCTCCTCTAAATTAACTGGGATATCATCAAAATAGCTTTTTAACTGATCAGAAGGCCCTAAAATTTTATCAAATTCATCACTAATGATATTAAGCTCATTGTCGTAGTAGAATGTTTTTTTGTCAGAAAAATTTTTTTCTGCCGTGATTTGAAATTTCATAATGTTTTTTGATAGTGTTTAGTTTAATTAAGCTAAGGTTGCTCCAACATTCAAAATTTTCGAAGACGTCCCCGCCTCCATGTTAATTGCTGAGTCCAAGGCGTTGGCTGTTGTTACTGGATCTAATAGTCCTCCAACACCAGTCGAATAGGCCCAATATACGGCGGCAACGACAACTATGGCGACAAAAAAATCTACTAGCACTTCCCACCATTCTTTCTTGCAGGCGCAAGCTGAACATTGATATTGTGGCGGAGATGGACTATTACAAGCTCGTTGTAACCATGGTCTGGCGTCACAATTTGCGCAATTCGTAGTACCAGTCGCTCCACCGCAATTACCATTATTGCAATTACCACGCATATAATTTTGATAGTAAGTCAATCCATAAAATATGGACATTGGTGCCAGCGGTTTCCCCCATATTTCGGGAAGTATTTGGTCACGTAAAAAAGCTAAATTGGTTGCTGTGCCTGGACCTATTTCGGCAGCAATTTCACTGATGGATAAAGCACCACTTCCTCTAGTTTTAATAGTCATAATATCTAAGTAATAAAAATATATAATTATTTATACTTTGTTGATAAACGATATTATTTATTGTATAAATATAAGTATATTCACGAAACTAAAAAAATAGTCATCATGAGAAAATTAAAATGGATAACACCCAATAGTTTAGGAATCATCGAGGAACACGCTTACTTTGAAATTCAATTAAAAGCTAAGTCGACGGAGTCTTCTGAGGTTTTCTATTCAATGATTTCTGGAAGTATTCCAACAGGTGTAAAATTATCAGATTCGGGTTTGTTATATGGGGTTGCTAATACACTTAAATCTAACACAAAAGAATTTGATTCAATAATTGAATTTACAGTTAGAGCCTGGGATAGTTCTGGTGTCATTGCCGATAAGACATTTAATTTTATAGTTTCAACATTGACAAATATAGGTATTGTTCCAGAAGAAGAATTTTTAGGAACTTTTATAGATGGTGAAAAGTTTTTCCATCAGATCAATTTAGACACTTTTGGGCAAATTAGGCCAATAACATGGCGCTTAGCCAATGGAAAAATCCCAGAGGGAATAACTATCAGTTCTGATGGAAAAATTCATGGGTTTCTTGGTAATAAAATAACAGACCAAACATTAAACCAATATGGTTGGGACAAATCTGCATGGGACATGTATTTCTTAGATGCCACTAGACCACAAAATGCCAGTGTTTATCAATTCACTATGGAGGCAGATGACGGGATCTATCAAAATAGAAAATCTTATAAAATAGAAGTACTACCCAGGAACTATACTGTGCGGGCTGATAGAACATATCCTTTATCCTATGATTTTTCTAAATTAGATGCTTCACAAAATGGTTACTTGCCCTATATCATTGAAGAATCCAAAACTTTGCCGCAAGTGAGAATGGAGTTGTCAAGGCATGATACCAACTTTGCATTTAAATTTAATGCAAGGGATCTGGATAATGATGAAATTTATTATGAAATAACTAGTCCAGACAATGGTGGATTTGATCAGGATGGAGAAGTTGGTTTTGGTCAAGGCGGTCTTGATTCTAGTGACTACCCAATGCCAGTTGGCATAGGCCTGAACAATCAATCAGGTTGGTATACTGGGCACTTTTTTAAGCAAAATAAAACAAATTCCAATCATACTTTTCAAATATATGCTAGAAAAAAGTTGGGTAGAGAGTACTCTGGACCAAAAACAAATTTCAATATGACGGTTCTTGGGGACTATAACGATGAAATTCATTGGATTACTGATAGTGATTTGGGAACTATAGATAATGGAAGCTTTAGTAGTTTAAGAGTGCAGGCAGTGACGAACACTAATTCTAAATTATATTATAGATTAAGTCCATTGAAATATAGTAGAACTCCACAAGGAGTAGTGTTGCTATCTACCGGGGAACTTTCGGGCAGGGTCAGTTTTAGGCATTTCAGCCTGGATGGTGGAAGTCTAACTTTGGATCAAGACAAAACGCTCTTTGATAGACAATATTCATTCACAGTCATTGCTCATGATCTGTATTTTAAATATTATAGTGAAAAAACATTCAACCTAAGAGTAAATGTGTCTTACAAGGAGCCTTATGATTCCCTATATCTAAGAGCAATGCCAAATAAAGTGCAGAGAAAATTTTTAAAATCAATAATTGAAAGTGAATATTATTTTCCCAGTAATCTGATATATCGATCAGCTGTTCCTTGGTGGGGAAAAAAACACTATTTGGAATTTTTATTTTTAACAGGGTTACCCCCTGGGGATTTATCAATATATTTGCCGGCTCTTGAAAAAAATCATTATTCCAAGACATTTACTTTTGGTGAAGTAAAAACAGCAGCCGCGATTGATGAAAACTATAATATAATTTATGAGGTCGTGTACTTGGATGTCATTGATAGTCAACTCGGTGTTGATTCAAAAACTGGGTTGAAAAAATATCCACAACAGGATATCAATTTGGGAAAACTCAGTAATTTTTATTCTGTTAATGGTGTTGATCAAACCAAGTTATGTCCCAATGGTTTGGGGAATATGAGTAAACAAGTTATTGATCATATTCCAATCAATGAAAAATCCCCATTACCAAAATGGATGACGTCAATGCAACCAAACCCCAATTCTATTTCACTCTTTGATCCGCCTTTAGGATATATTCCGGCTGTTGTTTTGGCTTATACTGAGCCTGGCGGCAGCAAAACAATAGCATACCGACTCAAATCCAATAATGTGTTATTTAATAATATTGAATTTACTACGGATAGGTATCTATTGGACAATGTTCTGAGCAAATACTATGACATTACCAAAAAACAATTTATTCAAGGAATCCCGTGTTATCTTGACCAAAAAGTCAGTGTTGCTGAATGTTATAGAATAAAAGGCAACGTTGATTGGGCTATTGATGCAACCTATTCACAAATATCGGGTAAATTGGTTTCTGATTTAATTGCGGGAAATATTTTTGATGGCCAAAATAGCGTTGTTGATGGTGATACTGTAATTTTAATTCAAAGTAGCGGTTATATTTCCATCAATGACTATTCAACTGGTTGGGTTGATTATGCAAATAATAGAATCATACCAGGCTATTTGAACCAATTGATAACCGGAGCAGATAATGAAAGATCGGCGGTTTATCAAATAACTATTGATAGTAACGGATATTTATTTTTGAACGTATTAGAATTGTCTGCCCCGGGCGATATTGTTACTATAAAAAATGGAAATATATATGGGGGGAAAAATCTATGTTTGGATCATTATGCCATACATGGCTATGATATAACTTGGAGAGAATTTAAAAACACATTGATTATAGATCCTCTTACAAACTTGCAAATCATAAAAAATAGAAAACCAACAACTTTTGATTCCGACTCAACTAGATTTGTTAGTAATAAAGATAGATTTTATCTAGATCCTAATGTCGAGGATAAATATATTAAATTCCCAAAAACTGGAGTATTCATTTAACATGCCTTGTAATATCAACCCCAATAACATCGATGGTAATTATCCTATTGCTGGTCAAGACAACGACAGTCAAGGTTTTAGAGATAATTTTTCTAATATTAAAACCAACTTAGCCTTTGCCAAGTCAGAGATAGAGGACCTGCAAAAAAATGCAATTTTGAAGTCTGCATTAGTTGGCTCGACACTGAATAATGATCTAAATGGCAATATATTATATCGAGCTCAGTTAAGATCAAATACATATTCTTTTACAGATCTGGGGCCCAAAGCAGGTGCTGTTAGCGTAAGCTTTTTGGACTCAAATATTCAAAAAATTAGCACTCTTGGCAGAATTGATTTGAATCTAGTTGATTTCCCTACTACTATTGGTGTTTATTCATCATTGAGACTTTGGTTATCTATTAAAAATTTAGTAGATTTGATTATATTGCCAGTAACTGTAGTTTATGGGTTAGACAGTATCGTTGGATACAATACAGCAACCAGAGAACTATCATTTCCTGTAATAGGAGACTATATGTTTGAGTTTTCAACGGCCGATGGCGTTAATTTTTGGATTGCCAAAATTGCTTAAAAATAGTTGACTTTTGACAATTTGTTGCTATACTTAACAAGTGATGGCAACAAATCTAATGAATCAAAACTCAGACATTCTCCTGGTTTTAAATGAGATTCTTGATCTCATTTCGTCGGGTAGAATCGAAATGGCAAAAAAATTGCTTGAACAATTAATAGATATTATTCCAGAATAGGTATATGCACCCACTATCACCTGATCTATCAAGTTTAACTGATGCAGATTTGCACAAAAAACATGGCGAATTAATTAAACGACTATATCAAGCACAGAGATATGGCAGCGATGTTGCTGGACAACTCAGCATGTTGGTGGGCGATTATCAATTAGAAATTCAAAGAAGAAATGATTTGATCATGGCCGAAGCTAGAAAAAATAATCCAAATTTTGATGGAACCATTGATATCAGCTGAAATTGATCAATATGGTAGAAGGTACGTTACGACCGACGCCATTTTTGAAATGTTATATCAGAACCCTAATTTGGATATGTCCAAGTTATTGGTGAAAGACGGTGGACAATATAATAAAAGTATTAATGATTTACACGCCGACTTAACCCATTTGCAAATTTATGAATCATTGAATATTGATGTAGATCATTATGATAGGTTGCATAGAGAGTATTGGTTGATGCCTGACAAATACATAAATTTTGACATTGCACGATGGATATTGGAACAATGTAAAGATCAAGTAGAATTGCAGAGGGTCGCAGAAGAATTGATTCTCTTTCAAGAAAGAGACTTGTTTTCTCTTTTAAAATATTTAAAATATTTTGTTGACACAATGCGTGAACATAATATTGTTTTGGGTGTAGGTCGTGGTAGTAGTGTTGCTAGTTTTGTGCTTTATTTAATTGGAGTTCATAAAATAAATTCTATTAAATTTTCTTTAGACATTCGAGAATTTTTAAAATAGACGACACTTACACTTATAAATAAATTTCAAGGAGTCTAATATATGAAAAAAACATACACATCTGCGATGGGAAAACCTATTGATATGGATAACATCAGATTGGTTAACGAAGATACTATTGCTATTGGCAATATGAAGGTCAATGCTCGTGGAGACGAGTTGGGATTTAGTGGTCAAGTTGTGAAAACTAGAAATCAACTAATGGACGAATATTATCGTTTGAATACTCCCTCGGCTAGAGAATCGTCAGACTACTTAGAAGAGGACAATTGGGAGCCAGAATCGAAAAAAACAATTTTAACTCCTATGCCATCCGATAATCAAACACTAGAACAACTCGATCAACCAAAATCCGATGCTAAACCTTTAATCCAAAATCCGAAAAAATCATGAGCATTAATCCAATTAAAATTAAATCTATTACTCCAATTGGGGATCATGTCATTGTTAGTGACATGAATTTTAAAGAACGCATTACTACTGGTGGTATTGTTCTGCTGGGTGATAATGGTAAGAGCTCAGGTATTAGACCACGGTGGGCTCAGGTATATGCAGTCGGACCAACACAAACTGATGTCCAAGTTGGAGAATGGTTATGTGTTGCTCATGGACGTTGGACTCGAGGTGTCGTTATTGAAGATAACAGCGGTGTTCATACTATTCGAAGAATTGACGTAAATGATATTCTAATGGTATCAGATTCACAACCAAACGACGATACTATCAGCAACGCAGTCTGATGTATATGAACCAAAAGACCTGGGATGTTGCTGATATTGTTCGGCAGCTAAAGGCAATACATCATCAAGCAAACAATCCTTATAATGACGGTTGGGTGGCCGGCGGTTGCAAACAGGATCTATATCAGTTAAAATGCATAATTGAAGATTTGTATAACACTTGTCCTAGTTTTTTAGATGAAGACAAATGGGAACAAAAAAGATTAATCGAAATTTTAAAGAGAGACTGATTAGATGAAAATGCTTTGGACAGAAAAATTCAGACCAAAAGTCGTTGGGGATTATGTATTCACTGATAATACCCAACGAAAACAAATTGAGTCCTGGATTAAAGATAAATCGATCCCACACATACTTTTGAGCGGCAGCCCTGGTACTGGTAAAACTACCTTAGCTAAAGTATTGGTCAATGAACTTGCTATTGATGAGTATGACTTTTTACAAGTTAATGCTAGTCGAGATAATGGTGTGGACTTTCTTAAAAGTAAAATTGAGGGCTTCGTTAGTACAATGCCTTTTGGCCATTTGAAAATTGTTCTGCTTGATGAGGCAGATTATCTTTCACATTCTAGTCAAGCTATTTTGCGTGGACTTATGGAAACATACCATGCTCAAGCAAGGTTTATTTTGACATGTAATAAACCGCACAAGATTATGGATGCTCTACACAGTAGATGCCAAACTTTTCACATTGACAAAACTGATGTGACTGAATTTACTGCTAGAATGGCTACTATTTTGGTGACAGAAAATATTGAGTTTGATTTAGATACGTTGGATCTTTATATCAAAGCCACTTACCCAGATTTGAGGAAGTGCTTGAATTTATTGCAAGCCAATAGTATAGATAATACTCTTGCGACACCAGGTCAGAATGATCATGCAGTGAAAGATTGGCGACTCACAGCAGTCGAACAATTTAAACAAGGTCAGATTCGACAAGCTAGATCAACAATTTGCGCACAGGCAGCAACTGAGGATATTGAAGAAATCTTCCGTTGGTGTTATGACAATTTGGAAATTTGGAGTAAGCGTCCCGAAGGACAAGACGAAGCTATTCAAATTATTAGACGTGGCCTGGTACATCATGCAGTTTGTGCGGATGCAGAAATAAACCTGAGTGCTACAGTGACCGAACTTATTCACATTGAAGGATGATATGAAAACTAAATCAATTTACTTAATTGCCACCTATGCCGCAAAACCAAAACATAAGGGTTTGGGAAATACTGCTGGTTGGATGAAAGATGCCAATAATATTGCTTACGATGAACAAGTGACTTTTAGTCGAGGACTTAAAGCTCGAGATCTACAAACAGCCAAAATTATTTTGAATTTATCCAAAACCTGTATTGAACGCAATACTTGGCAAGCAGAAAAAACTTTTCCAGAATTGTTCAGCTATTTTTATCAAGCTTACCCAAAATACTTGGAACCCATTATGCAGGAATTGGGGTATCAGATCCAATCTTCAGACGCCCCAGTTGCTGTTGAAAACGCAGAGATGCCCAACGATGTGCAAATGGCCGAAGTTAAGGAAATAACACCAAACTCTGGGGCTCAAGATGAACCCGTTGTTCAGTAAACTTTATAAACATAAGAAAAAACGGGTGCGTGACCCAAACGCACCTCCACCACCTACCCTATTGGGCCAAGTAAAAGAACTTAAAGATACCAAGGCTCAAATTGAATTACAATCCAGACATATCGACAGTTTAAACTCTGAATTAAACTTGTTGAAAAGTCGATATAGAAATTTAGAAATCAAAATAGAACAAATAGTTTATTTGATGAGCAGATCCAGCAAGCGTTAACTTTTGGTTGACGCTGACACCAAAATATATTATAATAATGGTGTTATGAAGATAATAATCAAACTCCCTGCCCAAAAGCAAAGACTCCATCAAGCTTTGTTTGACAATGATCTGCCTTTTCAACCAAGAAAACAGCCAAGTCAGAAACAATATAAGCGGCAACCCAAGCATAAAAAGTCCCAAGATCGTGACGAATATTAGCAGAAATCGTTGACTTTTGGTGCGAAAACTGCTATAATTTACACATAAATTGTTAATAGAAATGGCTGGTATGCAATACACATTGATCACTGCAAAAGGCAAAGTTTTTACATTTTTTCTGTTAACGGTCGCCGAAACATATCAATCAGCTTATGGTGGTGTTATCATTAGCAATTCAATTGATCAAGAAACCACTGTAGGTGTTGTATGATGAATTTCAAAGAATGGCTCATAGACATGTGGAAGAAGAATCGTGAGGAACATGATCATTGGGGGCAACCACAAATAAGTATTGAGCAATATTGGGCCATGTACAAATGGTGGTTGCGTAGAGAATATAGACATTATCAACAAACTCAAGGAGTGAAAAAATGAGTAGATTTGCACGTATCGTTGAAGATCCTGAATATCTTGACGAAGAAGTATTTCCCGAATCCGAATGGGATCAAGCATTTCCTCGTCCTACAATTAGTCCGTGGAGCGATATTGCACTGGATAGATTGGTTCGAGATCTTGGTCTTAATCAAGTGCCAGAGCTATCCTAATACTGTTATATGACTATTAATCTTTTAGCCGTTATTGCTGGTATTTTATGCATGAGCATTGGCAGTTCTGACATACGCACCAGCGTGGGGGATTGGGATTTATTTCTGGCCTGCTTGTGGATGAGTGCTGGAATTGTTCTAATTCGAATTGGAATCAACACCAATGATCCTGAGTAAAAATCGTTGTGAAAAAACAACAATTTTTTGGTTGACTCTGATTCATTTTGGTTGTATAATACTTGTATTGTAACGCAAAAAGGAGCTGTGATGAAGGTCATTTACAAAGGCATTGAATATTTCCTTATTGGGGCATTTGGCGAAACGGTGGAAATTGCACCGACAAAACACGGTGCTGGTTCTTTTGAAGTTCATAAATCTTTGGTAACAGGAGTCCTGTAAAATGAAGCTGATGATCACAACTCAAAACCACGAAAACTACGGTGCCCATGATTGGGACGGCGAGGGCGAGTGCCCGCAGTACTGGAAAGCCAAGGGCAGTAGCGAATATCGTTATGACCTGGGTCAGTACGGTCGTAGCCAGGAAGCCTTGACCGAGTTGGTGATGGCTCTGCGTGGCCAGGTTGAGGAAGACAACTACGGTTGGCGCAGTCGGGTGATTGACTGGGAAGTGGTGGCTGATGATTACCTGACCGAGTTTGAGCGCGATCAGCTGGACTATGAGGGTGTGATTCGTCACCCTGCCAAGACTATTACTTTGGGTGCAAGGGGTTAATTATGAACGAACGAATCAATGATCTAAGACTTGAAGCAGGTATCAGCAGACTGCACGAAGTGCCATATATGGTTGCTGTAAACAAAGAGGGTGAACTCATTGAACCATTAGAAGGACTACAAAAGTTTGCCCAGTTGATTGTGCG